TCGTGGCATTCGCCAAGCTGAACGCCGTAGCCTATGTTTTTCAGCGACTGGGCATTGAGTGCCCGCCGCGTGACAGTCTTCCGGCCTTCCAGGATGGCGCGCACCATCGGCGCCGAGAACAGGATCGGCCGTTCCTTTACTTGAGACATGAGTCGTCCTTGCCGCTATAGCGGCTGACTTTGAAGGGGGAGGGGTTACAGGTTTTGCGGGTGGAGTACGGATGTACTCCTATCGGAACTTCAGTCATCAATGCCGGTGTAGGTGCGCCATGGCACCTTCACGCCGTTGACCAGAAAGCCCCAGTCACCGCGCCACTTGCTGGTGATGAACAGGGTGTAGACGCCGCCGGGAGATATCTGGTCGATGCGGTGGTACTCGCCGTGCCGAAGTCGGGCAGTGTCACCAGCCTGTCGATCAGTGTATTCCGTGGCCTCGGCCGAGCCACTGTAGCCGAGCGCCGCAAGCTCCTGATCGAAGCCCTCTATCAAGCGCTGCTCCTTGTACCAGCCGCGCAGGATGATCGTGCGGGCATCCCACGGGTGGTCGTGCAGGTCCCGGTCTTCGTCGGGCCGCATGATGTGGTGCACACGGAACGACCACGGGCACCACCACAGCGCCGGCTTGTGCGTTTCGCGGGAGTAGGGGTTGAACAGCCACCAGCGGCCCATGTACATCTCGGTGCCGTCGGCAGACATGATATGCAGGTACGGGGTGCACTGGGCGCGGGCGATGACCCAGCCGGCAATCGCCGGGCGCGCAAGCAGCTTGGCGACCAGGCGCCAGAACAGGTTGATCACGGGGAGTCCTTGCCGGGCCATGCCCGGGCGGTGGGGTGGGTTGGTTACGTCTTCTGAAAGGTCTTGGTCAGCGCAGCATTGACGCTGTTGCCGCGCTTCAACACGACGCGAGCCAGGGCGGCCCGGTCTTTCTCGCTGTGGCTGGCCTGGCTGAGCAGGCCGAAGTAGCTGTTGGCGGTCTCGCGCAAATCCTCGGCCGGCGCCGCGGCGGTGCGTTTCAGCGCCTGGGCCAGAGACCGCTTGCGGGTGGTACGCCGCCAGGGCTTGATGACGTGGCCAACGAAGTCGACGCCACGATCCACTGGCTGAAGGATCGTCTTCGTGGGGTTCAGCTTTGCGCCGAGCCTGGGCAGGAACGCTTCGACCTGAGACAGCCACTGATTGAGCTGCTGTGGCGACTCATGCAGGAACACGAAGTCATCGACGTACCGGATGTAGTGCTTGGCGCGCAGCTGGTGCTTGGCGAACTGGTCCAGGGCGTCGAGGTAGACGTTGGCGAAGAACTGCGACGACAGGTTGCCGATCGGCAGGCCGAGGTGCGCTGGCTGCGCGACGAGGCGCTTGTGTTGCGGAACCCGGTTGAACAGGTGCGCAGGGCTGCGGGTCTCGTAATCCTCGCGCGGGTCGTGCATGAGGATTTGCGTGGCCAGGGCCAGCCACCACGGTTCGGTGATCTTCGCCACCAGCTGCTTGCGCAGCACCGCTTTGTCGATGGCGACGAAGAAGTTGGCCAGGTCGCACTTCAGATAGAAGACCGGCTTCGACCAGTTCTCGCTGGCGCTGCGGATCTTCGATTCAAGGCGCTTGGCGGCGTACAGCGTGCCGCGCCCTGGAATGCATGCGCAACTGTCCGCTATGAAGCTGGCGTAGAAGCGCGGTGCCACATAGTTGTACAGAAGGTGGTGGACGACGCGGTCCCGAAAGGCTGCTGCCCATACTTCCCGGGCTTTCGGTCGGGTGACCACGAAGCAGATAGATCGGCCTGGCCGGTAAGTGCCGCTGACCAGGTCGTCGTGTAGCTGGATCAGGTTCCGTTCCAGGTCGATTTCGAAAGCCAGCGCGCTGTCGCTGTTGCGCTTGGTGCGCCGGCAGTCGTAATAGGCCTGGACCAGATCCTGAAACGGGTAGGGGCCCAAAGTCGAATCTGCGGACGGGGCGGACACGGAGCTCGTTGTTCTTGTCGTTGTTGTTCTGATTGCCATCATCGAAGTTCATGTTGAATGCGTTGTTGGCTGAGCGCTGCGACCTATCGTGCTATCTACGTCGCCGAGCCGAAGGCATAGCCGATCAGCAAGGAAACTGCGCAGGACCTACACGGACGCTTTAGACCGGCGGTATCCCTTGTGCGCATGGCGGTGACCTATCAGGTCAGCGGCACGACCAGATTCAATTCGCACAGACCAGAAAGCCGTAACCTTCAGGTAGCGGGCGCGGTTGGGGTGTAGCGCTTCCAGGCGTTGGCTTGTTTGCCGATCGAGGCCGTTACCTCGATTGCCTTGGCGTGTTGCGGGACGCTGATGAAGCGGTTGTCTTTGAAGAGTCGCATCAGGAATTCGACTACCTGCACCTTCTCGACCAGTAGGGTCAGGTGAGGGCGCTTGTCCTGGGTGGCGTTGGCACGAGCGATCAGCATCAAGACCTCAATGCATTCGTCGATCACCCGCTTTCCCAGTGACTGCTTCAAGTCGCGCGGGATGTTCCGGGTCAGGGTGGTGGCCATGTGTAGCAGGCCCATTGCCGCGTTGTAGATCGCAAGTTCCGTATGCATTGCCATGTGGCACGCTCTCCAAGAGCAACCGGCCGCAAGCGGCCGGATTAAATAAGCGAATTAATCAATAAGTTCTCTGCGGACGGGGCGGACACGGAGCTCGTAGCTCTTGCCGTAGTAGTACTGACGGCCACCATCTCAGACCATGAAGAATGCGCTGTCGGCTGAGCGCTGCGATGATGACCAGTAGGCGCGCTGCTGGAAGGCCTCAGGCCCGCCGTCGCGGAATGCCTCGTGGATGGTCTGGGCAGGGTCTTGTTCGCTGTAGAGCAGCCCGACAGGCTCGCTGTTCGGGTTGTCGCCGCTGCGTCCGTACTCCCAGTTATCGCCGGTGCCCGGCTTGAAGTGGCGATACTGGAGCTCCTGCACGTCGCGGGCCGGGATTGCCCAGTCGTTGAAGCCGCCAATGTTCAGGTCCATCACCTTCGCGGCCAGCTCGCTACCTGCCGCCGCCATCGCGTGAGTATTGAACAAACTGTCGGTGAAGCTGCCGGCGCCTTCGACTTTCACGCCGTACTTACCCCACTCGCCGACCAACTCGTGCGCGGCGCCGGCGGTGATGTTCAGGAAGCGGGAACCCGTATCGGGGTCGCGGGTGATGCCGGCAATGAAACCGCCACCGTAGGCCTCGCCGATGATTGGGAGGGTTGTTGCCTGTGCGACTTTAGCTGTTGTGGACATGATGCTTCCTCTTTTCGAAGGCAACAAAAAAGGCGCTGTGCGCCCTGGTGTGCCGGATCAAGAACGAATGGTTAAAGGATCAAATAAACAATCTGCGGACGGGGCGGACACGGAGCTCGTTGCTCTTGCCGTAGCTGCCCTGATAGCCATCATCGAAGTACATGCCGAATGCGTAGTAGGCTGAGCGCTGCGAACTCGACCAGTAGTAGCAGTCCTGGGCGAACACCTCGGGGCAGTTCAGCCAGCCCTGATACAGCTCGGCGGCAGCCGGCAGGTAGAAGTCGTGATGACCATCAGCCTGGTACTCGGCACACGCATCAGCCGCTGGGTATTTGCGCTCGTCGTCGTTCCCGATCAGCACCTGGGTGTTGGTGTAGCCGTCGGTCTTGCTCAGTCCTTTGACCTCAACGCCACGACCGCCCCACTCATGGTCACCAACATCCTTGGCCGCGATGATCAGGTAATGTGCTGGCACGTCACCGCTGGCATGAACGAAACCGCCATTGAGGCCGCCCTGGCCCGGCCACGGCTGGCCGATCTCCGGGATAGTGGAAAGCGCTACCGGTTGAACGTTCGCCGCCGGTGGCAACACCTGGGCGAACACGCTGGCAATCGCCAGTTTTGCCAGAGCACTGGATGGCATCTTGATAGACACGTCACCGTGCTTCAGGGTGATCATTTCGGTTTTCATGCGGTTACCTCAGATAGGTAGGCGCCGCCCTCCGGTTACCGGATGCAGCGAGTAGGGTTGGTTACGCGGGCTCTATGATCTCGTCGCCCGGGTCTTTCTGGATTGCGAGCAGGCTTTTATTTCGGAATTCCCGCGCCACGTTTTCGGATATCTCGAATTCGTGGCGCGGCGGATCAAGCAGGTAGGTGGCTTTCGATCCAAGCGCATGCAGGTGATGAATCATCAGCGTCATCGCCTCGCCCTGCTCAGTAATGCCTGACCACTCCATCAGATCGGCCAGGGCCTGCCGGGTTCCTGGGCGAACCCTGAGCCTCAATTCCTCTTCGGCATTCGCCATGCGCTTCCTGGCGGTTTTCGCCGAGCGTTCCTGCGCTGACTTGGCCATGGCCTACCTCTTCTATTCCGCTGGCCGGCAACGCCAGCCAGGTCGGTCTGCGCCGCGCGGCGGATATCTTGCTGATGCGTCTCATGGGGTGTCGGCGAACTTGAAGCCGTTCTCCTGGGCGATCAGCGTCACGCGCTTGATGTGCATACCCAGGTTCTTTGCTGCAACGCTGGCCACGACGCCCTTGGCTGCTTCGGCGCGTACGGCGGGTGCAAGCTTGTCGCGTTCTTTGCGCAGGCGTTCGTGGTGTGCCGTGGTGCCGTTGTAGGGACCGTCAACACCAACGCCG